AAACATTCGAAATGGAGATGAAATATTTGTTACGTATGGTGATATTTACCGTTTGAGAGAAGAAGGTGTGTCCCATCAAACCAAATATGTTCGTCGTGTCTAGAGACACTTGTATGTGAATTTAGGGGAATATCGTTTTCTTTTTGTGTTTTTATATTTTTTATATTTTTTGGATAATTAATATAACCTCGAAATTTTCTTAGAGGCCACATAGTATATATGTGTTGTATAATATATATAATATAATATATAACATAATGCCATCTACAAACCCGAAGAAAGCCAGTAAACCCGTCGCAAAGAACAGGTGGATGAGTAAGATTTTTAAACCCATAGTAACCCCAAAACAACTGTGGGAATATCGTGGTATGTTACAAAAGTTTGACAGTACTTCCCACGAACCAGGCAAGTACTCTACTTTTCAATTGTTTCAAGTTCATAATAAAGTGAAAACTTCATTAGATACCGAAATTGACCCAAAAAAGAAAGTACGGATACGCGCAGAAAAAGATGAATTTGAAAACCTCCAGTGGAAAAATGGTGATTATGGCAACCCAAAAAGAATTCTTGAAACACTAGTTACCCCGGACCCGGACGGACGAAAATGGGTTTATTTGTACAATGTTGATAATGGGCAATCGTTAGGACCTCCCGAGTCGATACTGTGCCAAGCAGTTGATGATGATAAAATCTGGCAGATGGCCTATGCAGAAAATATCGACGGTCTTGAGTTTTCAAACACTGATGGTGAAAAGGATGAGGGAGATAGTGATTTTGATAGTGATCATGAACAAGATGGTGATGATGAACTAGGTGGTGGAAAAAAGAGACGCATACAGAGAACACCAACAAACAAACGAAATACAAAAAAGAGAAGATGTAAAAAATCGTCAAAAACAAAAAAAAGAAATATGAAAAGATATCATAATGCAAACACCAAGACAAATCGAAAAAAAAGAGTACCATAAAATGTATTTTATAACGAACGCCATTGAAAATGGATGGAGTGTCAAAAAACGGAACGATTCTTATATTTTCACAAAAAAGAATGAAAATAAAAAAGAAGTTCTCAAACAAGAATATTTAGAAACTTTTGTCAATTCCAATTTACACCCATTTCCGTAATTCTTTTGGTTTAATGGAGTGTATTGTGTGTGAGTAATCGAGCATTTTCCGCTGTATACATAGAGACAAATACTCCGCGTCATTTAGCAATAAACCAGAATTAAAATTTTTTTGAAATTTAATTTTAATTTAGCGATTTCCCCGAAATTATTTTCTTTTTGTAGTATATATTCATTTTAATATGGGTGGAGCTTTGATGCAACTAGTCGCCTACGGCGCACAAGACGTTTTTCTTACCGGTACTCCTGAGATCACCTTCTGGAAGGTGTCTTACAGAAGACACACCAACTTCGCCATGGAGTCTATCGAGCAAACTTTCTCCGGACAAGCCGACTTCGGTAGACGTGTTACATGCACTATCTCCAGAAATGGTGATCTTGCCTACAGAACCTACCTTCAGGTGACTCTCCCAGAGATCAACCAATCCATGAAGGGATCTTCTGGTGATGTTTACGCCAGATGGTTGGACTATGTTGGTGAGCAACTTATTGCCCAAGTTGAGGTTGAGATTGGTGGTCAGAGAATCGACCGTCAATATGGTGACTGGATGCACATCTGGAACCAGATGACCATGACTTCTGAGCAACAGAGAGGATACTTCAAGATGATTGGTAACACCACTCAACTTACCTACATCACCGACCCTACTTTCGCCTCCGTAGCTGGTCCTTGTGCCGCCAACGGTGCCCCTACCCAAGTGTGTGCCCCAAGAGATGCTCTTCCTGAGACCACTCTTTATGTTCCTCTCCTTTTCTGGTTCTGCAGAAACCCAGGACTTGCCCTTCCACTTATTGCCCTTCAATACCACGAGGTCAAGATCAACCTTGACTTGAGACCTCTTGGTGAGTGCTTGTGGGCCGTCGGTTCCCTTGCTGCCAGCCAAGGAACCCAATCGGTCACCACCGCCTACCAACAATCTCTTGTTGCCGCCTCTCTTTACGTTGATTATATCTTCCTTGATACCGATGAGCGTAGAAAGATGGCCCAGAACCCTCACGAGTATTTGATCGAGCAAGTTCAATTCACTGGTGATGAGTCTGTTGGTTCTTCTTCCAACAAGATCAAGCTTAACTTCAACCACCCTGTGAAGGAGCTTATCTGGGTTGTCCAACCTGACAGCAATGTTGACTACTGTGCTTCCCTTGATGCCCAATCTGTGCTCTTCAAGACTCTTGGTGCCCAGCCATTCAACTACACCGACTCCCTTGATGCCCTCCCTAACGCCATCCACGCCTTTGCTGGACCTTCCGAGATCAGCGGTTCTACCGAATTCGTTACCTCCCAAGGTCTCTTCCAAATGCCTGGTGCTATCGATGTGTCTGGAGTTGCCGGTGTTCTTCAAGACCCATTCGATGCCCAATCCGGTTCCGTCGGTGCTTCCGGTGTCTCTGATGCCGGTTCATTCGTCCTTGCCGAGACCGCTCTTGACCTCCACTGTTGGGGTGAGAACCCTGTCGTCACCGCTAAGCTTCAACTTAACGGCCAAGACAGATTCTCTGAGCGTGAGGGATCATACTTCGATGTTGTCCAACCTTTCCAACACCACACCCGTGCCCCAGATACCGGTATCAATGTTTACTCATTCGCCCTTAGACCTGAGGAGCACCAACCATCCGGAAGTTGCAACTTCTCCAGAATCGACAACGCTGTCCTTCAGTTGGTTCTTTCTTCTCCTACCGTGTCTGGTGTTGCCACCGCCAAGGTCAGAGTGTACGCTGTTAACTACAACGTGCTAAGAGTTATGAGCGGAATGGCGGGCGTAGCATACTCAAATTGATCGGTATGGCCGGTATTTGTGACCTACATATTAGAAAAAATTACAAAAATCATAAAAATTATTAAAAAAATAAAAATAATACTATAAAAACTTTAAAATTATTATTAACATACGAGTAAATAATAATTTCAGAAGATATTTTCTGCGTGACCTACATATATAATCGTTTGTGTGACCTACATTTATTTATCCAAAACCGAAAGAATATAAAAACTAAAATTTTATATTTTCATAATATGTCTTCATCTAAACCTCATGTTGCTACCACACAGAATCAATTATTGTTAGATAATCTGATGGAATTTTACAAAAACAAAACGTATTTAAAACAAATGATGAACATCATCAACGGTGAGTCGAATATTTCCCTCCGTATTATTGACTGGTTCGTCACCAACTTCGCCAAGAAAAATTATACGGTGTTTGAGATTTACTCCAAAACCACTCTGGACGGGGAACCCGAGCGTAAGCGTTTCAAGGTTTACAACGACTACAAACTCAAACTGAAGGCTTATTCAAAGCGAAAATTCGACCCATTTTGTCGCTGGGAACGTATTTCAATTCCTTACGACAGCAACGTTGTGATGGAGACCACGATTGGCCAACTCAATTTTTTTAAGTGGGCCATCGAAAATAAAATCATCGATTATATTCGCGAGCATTATGAAGCAATTGAAAGCGATATGAACGTGCGTAATAATACTTACAAGAATCAAGGTAAACTCGATACAAAAACGCGAAAAAAACGCGAAGAGCTTTCCATTTATGCTTGTAAGTGTATTAAAAAGGAAGCAGTGGAAATTGTCGTGAAATTCAATTAATGAACAAATCCCTTTGAAAAAAATTGATTCAAAATATTATTTTGTAAGAGAATGTATAATAATACACAATGAGTTTATCATTATACAAGATAACACAGAGATACGGAAATAATACCGACCAGATAGATTTTATCAAACACCTGGAAAAACATATCGACGATTACAAAATCTTAGGCAAATATGAGATCGATAAACACGCGCAATTATCGATAAGTCTAATGCGCAATATGGAAGAGCGAAATCAAAATGATTGCGCTCCCTGCTGTTTCGAGGGTGAAAACAAAATATTAAATGAGAAACACTTCCAGGTATTGTTTGAAATGGTTCAAACACACGAAGGTATCCCGGATGGGTTGATTAAAAATATGGACGACCATAATAAAAATGTCGCTGAAATCTGGAATAAAGATGGCGTTGAAGCAGCGGTGGAAGTTATGACTCACGGTTTGCGAAACGGAACAATGAGTTATTCACAGATGCGAGAATTATACGGCTGATTATCGCCCTCCTTTCGCTCCATCATAGTTGGCCCATATGCCTACAGGTAAGTCCACATATTTGAATTAATATTGACAATAAAAATAGATACGGTGAAGTATTTACACCAATTGAATTGGTAGAAGAAATACTAAATAATCTACCTAGACATGTATGGACGAATCCAAATTATAAATGGTTAGACCCATGTGCCGGTACTGGTAATTTTGCCTAAAATGGATTATATAACCAAGTTGGGGTTAGAAGAGATATTATGTTATTATTACAATAAGAAATCATTGCAAAAATATAGTAAAAAAATTGCTACCATCGTGAAATCCAATATGTGTTACGCAAATATTATACAGAGCATTTCCGAGTCAGAAACGATTGATGATTTTTTCAAACGAATGTAAGAGTCATTTCGTATATGTTTTCGATAATTCGTCATTATAATTCACAAAACAATTTTTGCATAATAATCTTCTATTATCTAAATCTAATACAGCATCATTTGAAAATGGGTATATTATACCATTTGGATTATAATTACCAGTTCTATCACACCATACATAACAATCACAATTAACACATTCTACTACTTCGTCATCTACTTCACAAGGAATATTTACTAACCAACTAGATTTTTTTATTAAATCTTTGAACAATTCTTTTCTCTTAGGATCACCATAAATAAAATTTTCACATTCATATTGTTGACATGCTTTATATTCTTTATAAAAATCACATGGTTCCAGTGAAGGAAAATCTAATTTAGTTTCTAAAAACTCATTTAGTCCATCCCAACGATTTTTTTTACAACATCTCCAATATTTTTTATTGTTGTATATATTAATATCAGCAGGCAATTTACATTTACAATACGGTCTGAATATCTTAATATTGGAAGGATTAATTTCAGGTCTATATCCAATATGATATTTCCCCCCATAAACATTATCCCATTTTGTATTCATAGCTTTCATATACATTAATGTAATTTGATTCTCTAATTCAAGCCCCCAAGATTTATTTTCATCAATAAATCCTTGTTCATACATATCTTTATTTATCGGAGAATCAAAAGTTAAACCATCTTTAATCAGTTTATAAATCCCCATTAATTTATACGGCTTAAACTCACGTGTAGTATCTGAACCCTTTCCATTTTTATGTTCTATTAACCGTGTATATAATCTTGTAGTTTCACCTATATATATTACATTATTATCGCATCTTAAAATATAAATCCAATGCATTTATTAAAAATATTTTTTTGTTTTTATACTTTTTAACTAATTAATAATAATATTATTGAGTTCTTCAATGATGTTTATATTCTCAGTTTCTCCGCATTATTGTTTTTATTTTCTTCGTCACAGCAGAGTGTACACTCATCGATGTATCGCTCATCAATGTCGTTCATTAATGATATACATGATTATTTTTTATAGATGTAGACAAACTATGATTTAATCCCTGCTCAATATCGATGTATTGTCCGTAATCGTCCATTATGATGGTGGTGAATTTATACTATATATACCATGGAGTGTTTGGTTCCTTATAAGATATGTAGTTTTGATATTGAAGCTAGTAGTAGTCACGCTGATTATCGCCCTCCTTTCGCTCCATCATAGTTGGCCCATATGCCTACAGGTAAGTCCACATATTTGAATCTATATTTTTTTGAATTTCGTATTAGATTCAAAAAATGAAAATCTCCGCACACACCAGCCTGGAATTTGAAATGGGAAAACACGCTGTAATGAACACAAAAACACGCCATATCGATATCGCCGTTGACGAACACGTTTCTCCGGAAATGGTCGTCTTTGGGCAAAACACGGTCTTTGTATATTTTGGCTTTATAAATAAGGACTTCGTTTTCCTTGACATTATCGCAGAGTTTAGCCAACTTTTCTATGAAACTGGCGTCACACAGTTTACTGTCGTCGTCCAATATAATCACCCAGCCTTCTTTGAGAACTGCTCCTAAATCATTCAAATATAAATTGTAGAACGCACGACCAGCGGTTTTGTCGGGAGTCACCCGGATTACATCGGTTTCGTCGGACAAATAAGAACACTTCGGGTTATCACTGCTTTTGATGTGTCTGATGTTTTCGTAAGACTGTAAATCGATACTATCTTTCAGAGTTTTGTAATAGTTAGGGCGATTGCCCGTGCGCGTAAGTATATTGATGAGGGTCATTATAATTTTCATCAATATAATTATTGGAAAAATCAAACACAAGACTGTTTTCAAGATTATAAATGATATCTCGATAGGTTTCGCAAAACTATTGGACGCATATTATCTACATAGTTTATTTATAGGTAGTTTATGGAAACCACCAGGATGCGGAAAGTAATATTTTCCACTGTATCCGTTATGTATACATTTTAAAGCCGGTTCATTATCACAATTTATCGGCACTATTGCGTCAATCTCACTGATACCCCATCCCATCATTACACGAATACCGCCATTTACATTTTTATAATTGAAATTCAAAAAGGATTTATTCTTAACCCATTCTTCCATAACCTTTTTGGGATATAACCAGCACGCTCCAAATCTATTTTCAGGATTTACCGCTTTACCGTTTACTGTTTTGATTACACTCGACGAATTTCTAATATCTGAAAAGAAGTAATTATTGCTCTGGTCGTGTACCAACCGTGGTATTGTATATACTTTGTTTTCTTTTTCAAACAGATTGATACTATTGTTTACTAAGTAGTCAATACTTTCTTTCGATATGATTGTATCGTCTTCCGAATACCCGAACCAATCGTAATCATTCATTTTCGATTGAATTAAAATCCGATGTTTGGTTGTCAATCTAAATGGATGTTCATCGTGAAAGTTGTAAATGTTGAATGATAAATTTATGTTGGGGTATTTCAATTGATCTATGCGTTGTACATCTACGTTTTCTTCGTTTATATCTAACACAACATCTTTCTGGTCAAACCCTTCATAATTATTGATTTCTTCTAAAAACATCATCACACCTTGTAAAACGTGTTCAGTGAACTCATTGCTTGATTTATCTATTCCGTGTTTGTTATCCAACCTCTTGTCTGGATTCATATAGTATGCTATGTGTAGTAAAAGT